TATGGCATCAAGTATGGAAATTAGTCATAGGGACATAGTACAAGCGGATGCATTGACAATAGCATCACAACATAGAAGATGTGGCTTAGGTATATCTATGGGTGTAGGCAAAACAAGAATTGCTATACAACACTTATTAGCAAACTTTAATCCATTTATAAAAGTATTAGTAGCCGTACCAAAAAAGTCTGTAATGAAGTCTTGGTATGATGAATTAGATAAAATGAATAATAATATTCTTGAAGATCATATTACTTTTACAACTTACTTATCACTTAATAAACAAAATCCAAATGATTATGATATAGTTTATTTAGATGAGTGTCATAGTTTAAAAGAATCACATGAAGCTTTTTTATCTCAATTCAAAGGTAAAATATTAGGATTAACTGGTACACCACCTAGAGATAAAGAATCTGAAAAAGGAAAACTTGTTCAGAAGTATTGTCCAATCAAATATACATTTGAAGTAGATGATGCAACTGACTCAAACATATTAAATGATTACAAAATAATCATTCATGAGTTAGAACTATCAAAATTACCTACATTAAAGAAAAAAAATAAAAAAGGTGGTTTTTGGTATACATCTGAAAGAAAGGATTATAACTATGCAACATCCAGATTACAAGACGCAGAAACATCTAAGCAAATTCAATTTGGTAGAATTATGAGAATGCGTGCTATAATGGATTATACAAGTAAAGAGAGCTATGTTAAGAGTATAATAAAAAATATAAATACAAAGTGTATTATATTTGCTAATACTCAAAAACAAGCAGACAGAATATGTAAACATAGTTATCATTCTAAAAATCCAAAATCAGAGGAAAACCTTGAGTTGTTCTCTGATGGCAGGATTGATAAACTATCATGCGTGTTACAATTATCAGAAGGTGTTACAATTCCTAAGCTTAAAGCAGGTATTATTATGCATGCATATGGTAATGAACGTAAGACTGCACAAAGAATTGGTAGATTATTAAGACTTAATCCAACTGAGACAGCAACATGTCATATACTGTGTTACAAGAATACACAAGATGAAACATGGGTAAATAATGCAATTCAAGATTTTGATCAATCTAAAGTTTTATATTATAATCCATTAAAAAAGTAATGTGTAAACCAATCATTAAATGTAGTAGATGTTCTGAAACCTTTTGTTCAGGTTTAGATTATAGATGGCATTTTGATAAACATTTAGATGAGTGGTATGAAGCAGAAAATAAACAAGAATACATTAAAAAAACAACACAATGGGAAAAATGAAAGAATTATTTATGGAAGAAAGACATAACTCTGAGTATCGTGGTGCACATGATGCTATGATACATGGTCTTGCACGCCCTTCAGTTGAAGAGTTTATACCTTCAGAAGAAACACCATGTCCAAATTGTACAAGGAGTTATGTTTTAAGAACTCATGAAGAAGAAGGTGTATGTAAAAAATGTGGACAAGAGTTCATATTTATAGATAATAACGTATTAAGATATAAATAATGGGAGCATCAGTAAACGTAGTACCAATGACTTTATTTGGTAATGAAGTAGAAGTAGAATATTATTATTATCCTGGAGAACCTGATCAAATGTATGATTCAAATGGAGATCCAGGAACACCAGGAACAGCTCCATCAGCAGAAATGATTCGTATATGGTGTGAATTAGAAAATGATGAAGGTAGTTCCAGTATAGTAGATGTATTAGGATTAATAGATCCAGAATTTTTATCAGATGAAATAATTGAAAAATATCATGAGTGAAGAAATAGTAAAACATAAAAACGGTAAAACATATAAATTAGTCAATGATGTATGGGTTCGTGTAAGAGTTCATACGCAGGATGAAGTAGATCCACATGATCCAGATTATGGTTGGTTATGGGATCTAGAAAATAAAAGATGATGATAAATAGAATAGATGATAATATAAATGAAATAAAGGATAAATTAAATGATGTCATAGATTATTTGGAAGACGTGGAAGTAATGCCAGGTATGAATCAAAGAAATCTAGACGTTGCATATTCTTTACTAATAGAAATAAAAGAAATGTTATGACAGAAGAAGACAAAAAATACAGACAGGGAAGAAGTAAGTATCAAGTAGAACAAACAGAAAAAGTTGCTGGTATAACTATATTAGCATGTTTGGGCTTACTGATTGTCTTATCTATAATAAATAAATGTTTATGAGAAATCAACTATTTGTTCAAGCAACAATAAAAGATGGTAAATTACACTTTCCTATAAAAGCTTATGAAAGTAAATATAATAATTTTTTAAAAGAAATGCCTGAAGGTGCACGTATAGAATTATTTATAGGTGTACAAGATGGTAAAGGTAGTAATCCACAATTAGCCAGAGTACATGCTATGATAAGAGAAATAGCAAATGAAATAGGTCATACTTTTGAAGAAGTAAAACTACAAGTCAAGCGTAAAGCTGGCCTATGTTTTAATAAAAATGGAGTAGAGTTTTGTAAGTCTTTTGGTAAATGTGATAAAGAAGAACTAAATCTAGCTATACAAGCATGTCTTGAGATAGGAGATTTTAGTGGTATGCAATTAAGATAGTTACTTAACTATTTTTAGTGTAGAGTCTAAGTCCTTTAATTTTTGTGTAATATCTTCACCGTTAAATGCATCTCTTGCTAATTGTTCAAACTCAGCTTTAGTAGTAGTAGTCTCTTGTTTAATTTCAAGATTCTGTTCTTTAGCTTTATACTTAAACATTTGAACTAAAGAAAATAAAATGTATAAATCAGCTTCCCATTGATCAAAAGATAAATTAGCCTCATCTTCAGGTACTTTATCTTGTGAGTTTTTAACCATTTTTTCAAACTTAGTAAAGATGGTACCAATTTCATCAACTTTATCACTTGTCATAATCTTTCTAGTAATCATAGATTGTAATGCAGGAATGTAAGAAGCAGATACTTCAATATCTTTAATTATAGATGCTAAATCATAAGTAACATAGGTTTGTAATCTTTCTTTATCTTCTGCCATAGTAATAATTTTAATGTGTAAATATAGTAATAATATAATAAAAATGGAAATCAATATAAACAATTTAAGAGATAATCTAATTAAAAAATTAAATGATAGCGGATGGGAACGTGTACTATCACCATATATAAATGGATTAAGCTTTGACCATATTATGAATACATTAGTTAATAGTGTAAATAATGGTAGAAGATTTACACCTAAATTTAAGGATACATTTAATGCTTTTGTAGAGTGTCCTTATAAAGAAACAAAAGTAGTTATAGTTGGTCAGGACCCATATCCACAATTAGGTGTAGCTGATGGTATAGCATTTAGCTGTAGCAATAAAGGAAAAGCTGAAAAATCCCTGCAGTATATACTTAAACAAACTATAGGTGATTTTACTGACACAGGTAGAGTTATATATACACCAGAAGAATGTGATCTAAAGCGTTGGTCTAATCAAGGCGTATTATTAATTAATACAGCATTAACTGTAGAAGTAAATAAAATTGGTTCACACTATGGAATTTGGAAATCATTTACAGAATATCTATTTGATACACTAAATAGACATAATAAAGATTTGATATTTATTTTAATGGGTAGAAAAGCTGAAGAGTGGGCACCCTTATTATCTAATATGAAAATATTTAAAGTAGCACATCCTGCATCTGCCGCTTATAGGGGTGGAGAATGGGATTGTAAAGACGTATTTAATAAAGTTAATGATGAACTAATTAAACAAGATAAAGCTTGTATACAATGGTAATAATCATTACATTTGTATAACCAAAAACCAATATAAATGCCTGAAAGCCAATTAGTTGAACAAAAAGAAGTAATACGTGACTTCAAGAGTAAATTTTATGCTGATTATGGTGTGAACCTACATGTATTTGTACCACCTAAAGAAGATAATAAAATTACACTAACAACTTTAGAAATAGTTACTTTAGCAACACTTTACCGTGATATTCCAAAATTTACACACATAACTTCCCTATTAAATAGAACAAGAGTTAAGGAGTATATGATATACCTACATAATTTTTGTTATATAGCATATAGTTTAGGATACACTAAAAATAAAATAGGAATATACTTAGAAAGAACTCATGCTACAGTTATAAATTCATGTAAAAGAGTTAGTAATGGTATGGATATCAATGATAAGTTTACAATAGATGTATATAATAATATAATTAATGAACTAAAAAATTATGTGGGAACTATTCCAGAAAATCTTAAAAGCAAAGATGACCCCAAACCAGTTACAGATACTATTTGGGATCAAGCAAGGCGTCTCCTTGCCATACATAACTAAACAAGATGTACTTGATTTAATTGATGAAAAGTACTTAAAAAAAAAAGACAGTAAGTTTGTTCTAACACCTAAAGCTAAACTATTTATAGTTAGAATGGACAATTACTTTATAAAAGCAAAAAAGAAAACAGATATAGCATTAATGGGTAAAAACTCTATAGATAATATAAATACCTATAGAGAAATATTTCCTGCTAAAAAATTACCAAGTGGTAAGCCAGCAAGAAATAATGTTAAAGCACTTAGTGATGCATTTAGATGGTTCTTTGAGACATATGATCATACATGGGATGATGTGATGAAAGCAACAAGCATGTATGTTAATGAGTATAGAGACAAAGAGTATATGTATATGCAAACAAGTCAATACTTTATATGTAAGCAAGATAAGCATAGAGTAAAGCACTCTACGTTAGCAGACTACTGTGATATGACTATTGAAGGTATATCTACAGAAGATGAACACTTTAAAGAAAATGTAGTATGAGTAAAACCAAAGAATCATGGGTGGGGCAGTATACTGCCTTTAATGAAGCGCTTAAATATATGTTTAGAAGGTCAACAGGAGAAGAGAAATCAATCTATACTCCATGGCCTAAATTTAATGACGCAACCACTGATGGTTTAGAATGGAATACTCTAACTGTAATTGGTGGAAGACCTGGCTCAGGTAAAACGTTAATTAAAGATCAAATAATTAGAGAGTCATTCATGCTAAATCCAAATGATGAATTCAGAGTTTTAGAATTTCAATTTGAAATGGTAGGAAGAACCTCAGCTATAAGAGAGTTTAGTTCTATAACGGGTAAAACTTATAAAGAACTATGTAGTGCTGGTAGTGTATTAACTACAGACACTTTAAATAAATGTCATCAGTATGCTAAAGAAAGAGTAAAGTATCCTGTTGATATTATATCTACACCTATGACAGTTAATCAAATGCGTGAGCAAATTGATAAATATATGACTGCACATAAAGGTAAAAATACAATGATAACTCTTGATCATACTATGTTAGTTAAGAGAGCACCATACCAAAATAGCACATTAGATATGTTATTTGAGTTAGGTGAATTCTTTACGCAATGTAAAAGAGATTATCCTTGTTTATTTATTGCTTTGTCACAACTTAATAGGAATATAGATAATCCTGACAGAGCAATAGATGGTAAATATGGAAATTATATACTTGAGTCAGATATATTTGGATCAGATGCAATGTTACAGCATGCAGATACTTTAATAGGTATTAACAGACCTGCTAAACAAAAAATTAGATTCTATGGACCTGATAGATATATAATAGAAAATGATAGAACTTTAGTTTTACACTTCTTAAAAGCCAGAAATGGAGATGCAAGAATGAGTTTCTTTAAAGCAAAGTTTGAACAAATGCAAATAGAAGAAATGCCTACTCCGGGCCAACAAGAAAGAAGATGATAAATACTAAAAACATAAATAAAACACAGAAAATGGGATTAACACCAGAGCAACGTAAAAAAAAAGTTGCAACATTAAGAGAAGAGCATGAAGATTACTTTCAAAAAGAAGGTATTATAAATGCTTTATATATTCCTAAGATGGCTTATAGACCTAAAGGCAAAGATGAATTACATGTTAGCTTTTTTCCAAGTGAACTTGAAAAAGAAGAAAATGTATATACTGAATTTGTTAGTATAGATTATGATTCAGAAGATCCAAAAAGAACATTGTACTTACATAAGTATAATCCTCATTGGAAAACTGAATATGAATTAATTACTTCCAGTACAGGTTTTCAAAGACATCTTATTCCTGTTACAGAGTTAAAAGTTATTAATGATGTAACAAATAGAAAGGGTAGTATTACTAATATAAGTAAACCTATACCCTTTGAAGATTTAACCGGACCAGATCCAGTTAATAAAGAAGACGCATTGGTAAATAAATTAGAAGATATCAATCAGTCAATAATAACCTTAACAAAAGTAATCAATAAATTAATTAAATAAAATGGCACAAAGCGTATTAGTAATTGCAGATTCAGGTACAGGAAAGTCTACCTCAATCAGAACATTAAACCCTAAAGAGACTTTCATTATAAACATTGCAAATAAGCCTTTACCTTTCAAAGGTTATAAGAGTAAGTATACTCAAATAACTAAAGATAACCCCAAAGGTAATTTAACATCAGCAGCAAGTGCTCCTGGTATTATAAAGGCAATGAAGCATGTTAATGATAAAATGCCAGATATAAAAACAATAGTTGTTGATGACTGGCAGTATATGAGTTCTTTTGAATATTTTGATAGAGCTAATGAAAAAGGATATGATAAGTTTACTCAGATTGCATCTAATTTAGCCATGGTTGCTAAGTTACCTAAAGATTTAAGAGAAGACTTAACTGTAATCTTTTTGACACACTCAGAAGATTCTACTGATATAAACGGAAATAGAAAGATCAAAGCAAAAACAATTGGTAAAATGATTGATAATGCTTTAACTTTGGAAGGTCTCTTTTCTATAGTATTATTTGGAAGAGTAAATAAAAATGATGATGGTGTGCTTGAATATGGTTTTGAAACTCAAAACTCAGGAGAGAACACATGTAAATCACCTATGGGTATGTTTGAGGATTTCTTCATTCCTAATGACCTACAGTATGTAAAAGATTGCATTGAAAAATATGAAGAGTAAATTAATTAATAAATAAATAAAAAAAGTAAATTATGTTTAGTACTAAAGACATGTCTGTAAACACAGGCGGAACAAAACCTGTAATTGAACCAGGTAATCAAGTAGTTAAAATTAACTCAATATCATTTGATCAAACACCTTATGATACAGAAGCATACAATATTGTACTGCATGTTGAATCAGAGCCTGTAACAGGAGAGTTTAATGGTTTCTTAAAAGATATGGACAACCCAAATGGACCAAAATATGAAGGACAAGTTGGTAGAGTAAGATTTAGCCCGTATCCATATAAAGATACAACTTTACAAAGTGGAACAGAAATATCTAGAGATACAGAAGTATTAAAATCTATGGTGTTTTTATCAGAAGCACTTGGTAAAAGAGCTGAGCTAGATAAAATTGAAGCCAATACAATTGAAACATTTATGGTAGAGTGTAATAAATTATTCTCTAATAGTGAATACATTAATGTTTGTTTAGGTGCACGTGAATGGGAAAACAGAGATGGTTATATTAATAATGATCTATTTTTACCTAAGAGAAGTAAAGACGGTGTACCAATTGAAGCTTTAAATGCTGAGAACAGCAGACTCTTACAATTTGATAGTAATAATACTAATCATTTAAGAAAATTAGTAAAAAATGATGAACCTAAAACAAATAGCTTTGAACCAGCTAAAGTAGTAGGTGATGATTTTGACCTATAATATTAATTAAAAGAATGGGCTTAGTGTAATGCTGAGCCCATTTCTTTTTAATACATTTGGATTATGTTTAGTACTAAAAATTTTGTATTAGAAGGATCGGATGTACCAAGCACATGGATATTTCAATATTATTTAAATTTATCAGAACCCCTTACGGGACAAGATGTAAAGATTAAATCAATCTTTAATCCATCTGAAAGAACACCAAGCTTTTGCATATATGTTGATAAAACAATAATGCAATATAAGTTTAAAGATTTTTCAACTGGTAAAAGTGGTAATAAAATAGATTTAGTAAAGTCACTATTTGAAATAGAGTATGCAGAAGCTATGCAAAGAATAGTTGCAGACTATAATAAATATGTAAAGTCACCCGAATATAAAACTCAAGATATTGTACCAGAACCTAAGTGGAAACTGGATTTTGTTAAAACTAAAGGTTGGAGTATAATTGATCAAAAGTATTGGTTAAGTTATAGAATAGGAAAAACAATACTAGAAGAATATAATGTTAAGCCTGTTGATTATTTTAATTTAATTAAAACTAAAGGATCAGAATTTAAAAGTTTACGCATTGGTAATAGTATGTGTTTTGGATATTTTGATAAAGATGGGCAACCATTTAAATTTTATCAACCAAAAAGTAAAACACATAAGTTCTTTAAAGTAAAAAACTATTTACAAGGGTTAGATCAATTAAAATATAATCAACCTTATTTAGTAATATGTTCTTCATTAAAAGATGCTATGTGTCTTAAAGGTATGGGATATAACTTAGAGGTTATAGCACCAGACTCAGAGAATACTATGATTAAACCTCACATAATACAATATCTGAAAAAAAAGTATAAAAAAGTAATCACTTTATTTGATAATGATAAAGCAGGTATAGAAGCTATTGAAAGATATGCTAAGACATATGAAGTATATGGCACTCATCCTACTTTAAGTAAAGATATTGCAGATGCAATGAGGGAACACGGTTTCCAAAAAGTTCATGCAATGTTAAAACCGCTATTAAAAGAAGCATTAAATAAATAACATGGGAGAAATAAAAAAAGTAATGCGTTGGTGGATACCGGGTAATGTTCCTTCAAGTAAGAACGGAAGACGCTGGACAGGTAAATACTTTATTGCTAGTAAAGCTGTAATGAATTATAGAAAGGCCACTAAGGCTATTTATTTAAGCTATACTGATGAATTTAAAGAAGCATTAAAAACACGTGAGTTACCAATAAAAATATCTTTTGAATTTATTAGAGGTAGCCGTCATAAGTTTGATTATATAAATCCTGCACAAACAGTGCAAGATGATATGGTTAAGTATGGATGGATAGAAGATGATAATGCAGAATTTATTATACCAGCATTTGAGAAATATACATATGATAAACAAAATCCAGGAGTTTGGATAGAAATAGTTGATTTTAATTAAGTATGGCAAAAAACATTATAACAGAGAAAGAGTTTTTTAAGTTAGTTGAAATGTTTAACGGTTTACCTGATGATCAAGCTATGGCTTGTCAAATATATAATAATAGCAACTATAAAGAAAAAGAACTACTTGATTTACTTATGTGTAAAGCATTAGTATTTGATAATAGAAAGTATTTTATAGATGCTGTTAAAATGGACATTCATATAGAAACTTTATATAGTAATAATATAGTTGCTTATATGGCTTTTGATAAAGCAAATGATATATATCATAAAATACTTAAACAAATAACTAAAAATAGATGAGATGATTAATATACAAGATCAAGTTGCTAAAACAACTAAAACTTTAATATTTACTGAGCCCTTTTACGGGCTCTTTTTAATTGGTATAAACAAACAATATAGTGAACGTATACCTACAGCAGGTGTAAGTAAACATGGTATTGGTATACAATTGACTATAAATCCAGAGTTCTATATTAATTTAAGTGAGGATCACAGATTTGGATTAATTAAACATGAGCTATTGCATATTGCATTTGGTCATTTAATAATGAGAGACTTATACTCTGATCATAAATTATTTAATATAGCTGCAGATCTAGAGATTAACCAGTACATACTGGAAAGTAAACTTCCTAAAGGAGGTTTATTGTTGAGTAGTTTTCCTGAATTAAAACTTCCTACTAAAGCAGGTACAAAAGTATATTATAATTTACTTTTACAAGCTAAAGAAGATGGTACATGTCCATCTCTTGATAATTTGATGAACCAAATGAATGGTGAATCACCTTATTGTCATAGTACATGGGAGGAATTTGATGAGCTACCTGAAGCAGATAAGAAACTTATGCAAAAACAAATTGAGCATCAGTTAAAAGATACAGCAGAGCAAACAGAAAAAAAATGTGGTAATATACCCGGTGAACTTGCTGATATCATACATAGGCTTTTACATGTTGAGCCACCTAAATTTGATTGGAGAGGTTATTTAAGAAGATTTGTTGGGAATTCAAGTATAGTATATACTAAAAAGCTGAGACGTAAGTATAACAAACGTTACTCAGCTAATCCTGGTCTTAAAATCAAGTTTAAGAATCATATACTTGTTGGAGTTGACACAAGTGGATCTGTAAATAATGATGAGCTAAAAGAATTCTTTAGTGAACTTACGCATATGCATAAGACGGGTCATAAGATTACTGTTGCACAGTGTGATACTCGCTTGAAAAGCGTGAAAGAATTCAATCCAAAAAAAGATTGGGAAATACATGGTCGTGGTGGAACAAGCTTCCAACCAGTTATTGATCACTATAATGAAAAAAAAGGGCAATATACAGCTCTTATATATTTAACAGATGGTGAAGCATATTCTCCAGATGACTGTCCTAAGAACACTTTATGGGTTCATAGTAGTGTATCTGAAATAAATGAAGAATTACCAGGATTAAAAATTAAATTAAATTAATAGAAAATGGCACAAGTAAATTTAAACGTAACAGAATTAAAAGGATTTATAAATCACATAATAAAAAACAATAGATTTTTGCAAGATGAGAATAAAAACTCTGTATCAGTAGAAGTTGTAGGTGAATCAGGTATTGGTAAAACTTCTACAATTGTTGAGTTAGCTCAAGAAAATAATCTAAAGTTTGTAAAATTAAACTTAGCTCAGATAGAAGAGTTAGGTGATCTTGTTGGTTTTCCTGTACGTCAATTTCAGATGTATAAAGAAAAAACTGTACCTGCAAAGAAAATAGATGATTTATCTATGGTAACTGCAGCACAGAGAGCGGCTGGTACAAGTCTAGCAAATATGTCTACTACTACTACTAAAAAAGTAGGGATGTGGGTAGATGAACTTGCCGTACAAGAGTATCTTAAAAATGGATATAAAATGACAGGTAAAAATAGAATGTCTTATTGTGCTCCTGAATGGATTGCTGATGCAAAGGCCGGTGGTATCTTATTACTAGATGACTGGAACCGTGCTGATACAAGATTTATTCAAGCAGTTATGGAATTAATTGATAGACAATCTTATATTTCATGGACATTACCAAAAGACTGGCACATAATTTTGACAGCAAACCCGGATAATGGAGACTATATGGTTAACAGTGTAGATAGTGCACAGAAGACTAGATATGTAACCGCTAACTTAAAGTTTGATGTTAATGTATGGGCACAATGGGCTGAGGGTGCAGGAATTGATACAAGATGTATTAACTTCCTGTTGCTCCATCCAGAGTTAGTAACACAAGAAACAAATGCAAGATCCATTACAACATTCTTTAATGCTATATCTAGTTTTGACAACTTTGAAGATAATTTATCTCTGATCCAAATGATTGGAGAAGGTAGTGTTGGTGATTCTTTTGCTTCTATGTTTACAACCTTTATTAATAATAAGTTAGATAAGTTAGTTACACCTAAAGATTTGTTATCACATGAAAATGAATCTTATATACTTGGTGAACTTAGAGGTTGTATTGGTAAAGATGATACTTACCGTGCAGATATTGCTGCTACATTGGCAACAAGACTTGGTAATTATGCTGTAGTATATTCTAAAGATAATACTATAACACAAAAAATTACTGATAGACTTAAGTCTCTATGTACTTTAGATTACTTTACTAATGATCTTAAGTATTTAGTTGTACGCACCATATTTAATGGTAATAAGAAAAAGTTTAATAAACTAATGATGATTCCAGAGATTATCAAAATGACAATGAAATAAAATGGCAAATAAATCAGTATATCAAAATCTTGATCTTACTGCTTTATCTTACTTTGATTTAGAACAGGACACTATTTATGGTGTCCTTTCTACTTCAGGGGTAAGTAAAGTATTATGTACTCAAGATGAAAAAACATATGATAAAATATATAGAATATTAACTGTTCCCACAGAAGATGAACAAACTTTTAGAACAAAAAAGAAAGCTTTTATATTACCTAAGTGTAGTGTATCTCAAGATAGATTAAAAGCTGCTCTCAAAGAGCATGGTATATCTGTAACAAATGATTATGAATTAGCAGATTTAATTATAGGTCATGACGACATAGCAAGTTATAGATTAGAAAATGGAGAGAATATTCCTTCTACTTTAATGATGAATAAGTTATGGAATTATGAAACTACTAATGGAAGAGCATCAGCAACTCAATCTTTAGAATTACAAATTTATAATTCAGGAGAAGAATGTATAATAACTAATAAGTTAACTGATAAAGTAAGATATTATGATTTAGACATTAATGATAGTTTATATGATGTTTGGATGATTACAGGTATGGCATTAAGTATAGCTCATATTATTGACACCACAGATGTAAGTGTTATTGATCCTGAAACAGTACTTCATGCTTCTGCAACTAAAATGACTCTTGACGAACAACTATTTAGTGATCTTAAGGCTCAGTTAAATTCGCATGGTGATGATAAAGCTTTAGCTCTTAAAATTATACCAACTATTGACTATAAGAATAACTATCATTTGTTATGGCAGTTTGCACAAGACTGTAGTTTTATAACATATGCAGACAATAGAGATAAAGATTTACAATATTGGATAGAAGCATCTGAATTTAATTCCTTAAGTCGTAAATGTGCACAAGACATGATACTATGGTTAGAGGAAAATGATAAATTATGCAAAACAACTTTCAGATATTTAGAACCAATAGTCAGAAGAGAAATAAGCATTCAGAATAGAGATCTTTATACATTCAAGGTAGCTGTAAAAAAAGAATATCAGAAATATTTAAAATAAAAAAAAATGCAAAAATTATATAAAATAAAATTAAGTTCAAATGATGAATGTATCACTCCAGATAAAAAATTTAATAGTTCAGCCTTTACTGTAAAAGAATTAGGAAACTATGTAGCGGATAATGCAGGGTGGCATATAACTAGATCTTTTATTAGAGAACATTTATTACCAGAAAATAATAATGTAATAAATCTTCAAGATAAAAATATATATAGATATCCCAAATTAACTTTACCAACACAAAAAGTTGACTTACTAAAGGATAAATATAATCTAAAAGTTACAAGAAAAGTTGATACTGCTGATTATAGAATTGTATCAACAAAGTATTTTGAAAGTTTATTAGAAACCAGTTGGGATAAAAGTTATCCATTTACAATAGGTTTTAAATTCTTTAAACATCTTGTAGAAGAAAAACTTTTATCAGAGAGTGGTTATACTAAAGTAAAGCAAATAGTAGAAGGTTTACCTAAAGACTGTATGTTAATTATAGAAAGACCATGGAGTTATAATTCATCTACTAAACTTACAGTTTCTAAATTTGAATTTCCAGATCATCGTAGCAACAGAATTGTATATATTAAAAAAGATATGATTCCAGTTTTAGATGATATTATGAATACAAACCCGGAAAAAATTATATTTGATACTGAAGTTTCTGATATAATTGATGAAGGGCTTGCTGAAATAAGTGATGATGAGTTTGAAACTATTAAACAAATGATTACATCAGGAGATAGAGATAGTAGATCACTTGCAGTAGAAATGCTTGCAAATTGTAATATAAATAAGTCATTCAATGTTGTAAGTTACTTATACTATTGGCATTATGATTGGTTTAAAGATTCTTCAAACTGGCAGTCAGTTAATGTTAAATCATTCAGAAAAAGGATGAAAAAATATGAAGGCGGTATAAGTGAAGGAATACATTCATATAATCAGTATATACAATTATTGATAGAAGATGAAAAATTAACTACCTTTGTTTTAAATAAAACAAGAGAACGTTTATACAAAAATATATTAGGTTCTATAATTGGAGATACTGCTGCAGTATTTAAAATGCCAATTGATTGTTTAAATATAAAAGAAGAAATGCAAAAACATATAGATGAATAAAGACTTGCAAAAAGAAGAGGAGTTTTATGCTAAACCATTTAGGTTTAGCTACTCTTCTCTTAATAGATTATTATTTTCACCATCCTTATTTTATAAGGACTATATATTAAAAGATCGTGAGGTCAGAACTGATAAACATTTAGTAGAAGGTAAGCTTGTACATTGTTTAGTGTTTGAACCTGAGAACTTAAATAAAAAGTTTAACGTAGTACCCGGTAAAGCACCATCAGATAGTGTTAGAAAGGTATTAAAAGATATGTCACTAGTAACAGATGCACCAACGCTACAAGAATGTGATGACTTTATTATATTAGATTCATTAAAAAGTTTAAACTTATATCAATCTCTTAAAGCAGATGAGTCAAGAATAGCTAAGATAAGAACAGAAGATAATGAACCATATTGGAAGTTTTTATCTAATAGTAATGTTGATGTTGTGAATCAAGATACTTTAGAGGATTGTACAGCTAAAGCGGAAGTTATAAAATCTAATGATGAAGTAATGAGTTTATTTAAAAATGAACAAACTGATTTTGATTTAGATCCAATAACTACACATGCAGAAAAGTATTTATCTTCTGAATTAGAAGGTTACCCTTTTGGAATACATGGTTATATAGATTATTATACTGTTGATAGTGAATCAAAAACAGTAACAATATGTGATTTAAAAACATCTGGTAAAACAATTGTAGATTTTAGAGATAGTGTTGACTTTTATAACTATTGGTTGCAGGCCGCTATTTACAGTAAATTAGTCTATGATTCTCTTGGAGATGATGCAGATGAATATACATTTATATTTAATTTTATAGTAATTGATAAGTACAATCAAGTCTATGTATTTGGTGTTTCACAGGAAACTATGGCTCAGTGGGCCAGTGGTTTAAGTGGTACGTTAAAAACTGCTGACTATCATTATAAAGAAAGAAACTTTTCTTTACCCTATGATTTCTTAGTAAATAAGATTAAATTATAGTATGGGGGTCTATACAGATTATTTTCAAAAGAGCAAAGTCTTTTTATATCCTTTATTAAAGATTAGGAAAGGCGTAACACATGTTCCCGTGCAAACTTATATTGCATGGGATAATGTTTTTGCTCTTGATGATAATAAATTCATGTGTGAATATAAAACAAAAATGACCCCTGAATTTAGAAAGTTTTCTTTTAATTATCTTCAAAATCACACAATGTTTGAAGATTATATTGAGTTAAATGATAATAGACATTTATTTATATTTGATTATAAATCATTGAGATATGACTTTGAGCATTTTATTAAAGGTTCATATTCTAAACTATCATTAAATAGTAAAATTAATATAGTTGATTTCTTTGGATCACAAGAAAAGATTTCATCATACGTAAAAGGATTTTTATCTCCAGACACAGCACATGAAGAATATGCTGATGAGTTAGGGGTAGATGTGGAATTAATAGAAAACACATACGAAGTATGTGATCCACCAGACTTAGAAAAAGAAACTTTAATAGATAATAGTCAAATAATCTTTCAATTATTAAAAAAAAGTTCCATATCTTTGGCTAAATAAAAATTAAACCAATGACACAAATAGGACAAAATATGATGCTGGTAAATTCAGCATTCAGAAATGCAAAATCATTTACACTTATTCCAGTGAGTATTGACTCACCATATGTAGAAGCTATGTTTGACCCATCATCAGGCGTATTAGCAGTTATCAGTAAGGTTATGAAACAATCATACCACATGGTACCAAAACTAGATGATACAGGTCAACCTGTAAGATTAAAAGCTCCAAATCAACAAACCGGTAAAACCCATAAAGAAGAAAGAAGACTTGTTGATACTTTTTCAGAATTTTATTTACAAGATAAAAATGATATTGAATTATTTATTAATATGTTTGCAGTAAATGCAGAACAATTTGATTATAGTTCATTCTTAAATGTTGATTTAAAAGAAACTAAAAAATCTAATATTATACTACCTGGTCAATAGTTCATTGGTTGACTCTATTGACTTAAAAAAGAAAGCCCATTGATTTGGGCTTTTTTTGGCACTAATAAACAATAATATGACTGAATTAACTGCTGAGGAATCATTAGAAGTAAATATATTATTTGCATTAAATAAATGCATGTCAGAAACTGCACATGGTTTGCAATTTCTTCATAAACATAAAGCTAAATACAGAGTTAAACAAGTAATTAATGCTGTTGAAAGATATGATAAAGAGATTAATAAATCTTTAGATCCTGATCAATTAAAGGCTGTAGAAAGTATTTATGATTGTATCATGGATCTTTTAAGTGATGCAAAAGTTACAGCAATTGAGAATTATAATAATGAAAATCTTTTGAATGATAAGTAATATGAAATTATACGATGTACCTAGAAATAGTAAAATCAGAGTATTAGGAGATATTAAAACACCTCCCGCTGCTCAAAATATTGAAGAGCAAGAAGTGTTAAATTTTAGCCATGTAGATGGAATGTATAGTTATTGTACTAATAGTGATAATGAAGTAGTACATTTAGTAGCATGGGCTGAAGTAGAAATTATTAAATAAATAAGTTATGAAAGTATGAGACATTGGGTAATGGATTATGAAACATTAAAGAATTGTTTTACAGGGGTATTTGAACATTATAAGACTACGGAAACTAAAGTCTTTGTTATACATGACCTGCGTAATGATTTAAATGATTTCATATCTTTCTTAGAAGATAATATTAATAACAAAGAGTGGCATATATCCTATAACGGATTGGCCTTTGATGGTCAAGTCACTCACTATATAATAGATAATCATCAAGATTGGTCAGATCTCAGTGGTTGTGAGGTTGCTAATGTTATTTATAGATATGCTCAACTTTGTATTCAAAAATCTAATAAAAAAGAATTTAGTGATTATCCACAATGGAAAATGAAGATTGGTCAAATAGATGTTTTTAAATTGCATCATTGGGACAATCCGGCTAAACGCTCTAGCCTTAAATGGATACAGTATAGTATGGATTGGGAAAACATTCTTGATATGCCTATTCATCATGAGACAGAGATAACTACACAAGAACAGATTAATACTATTCTTGAGTACTGTATCAATGATGTTAGATCAACTAAAGAGATATATAATAGATCTAAATCACAAATAGGGCTTAGAAAAGAGCTTACAATGACATATAATATAAATATGTTTAGTGCCTCTGAGCCAAGAATTAGTAAAGAAATATTTGGTTACTATTTATCTCAAAATCTTAATATTCCTAAAAGAGATTTAAGGAAAATGAGAACACATAGAGATACAATAAAAGTATCAGATATAATTTTACCTTGTGTATCGTTTACGTCAGATGAATTTAAGTCTCTACATGCTAGATTTAATGCATTAGAAGTTAATGCTAGCAATCTTAAAGGTAGTTTTAAATATAAAATAGATTATAAAGGTGTTAAGACACATTTTGGTTTAGGTGGTGCACACGGTGCAGCAAAGAAAGGTATATATGAAAGCTCTGAAGATCTTGTGATACTATCATCTGATGTTACTAGTTTTTATCCTAATCTAGCTATTAAAAATAAATGGTCACCTGGTCACTTTCCCAAAGAAGAATTTTGTAATCAGTATGAATGGTTCTTTGAAGAGCGTAAGAAGATCCCTAAGAGCAATCCAATGAATTATGTATATAAGATTATACTTAACTCTACTTTTGGTCTTAGCAATGATATTAATAGCTTTTTCTATGATCCTGAGCTTTGTTTACGTATAACTATTAATGGTCAGTTGACTCTTATGATGTTATATGAACAGATAATGGAAAGAATTCCAGGTGCTGTTGCTTTATTACAAAATACAGATGGTGTTGAAACAATAATACCTAGAGAGCACATTGATTTATATATGGAAATATGTAAAGAATGGGAGGATAAGACGAATCTCAATCTTGAACATGATGAATATCAAAAACTTGTACTTGCTGATGTAAATAATTACATTGGTGTAAACAATTTTGTAGAGGTAGATATTACTAAATGGAGAGAGCTAAAACAAAGTCAACCACATTATTTATATAAGGTAGACAAAGACAAATTTAGTTTTGCTCCTGTAAAGCTAAAGGGACGTTTTGATTTTTATAATTTACAATTACACAAGAATAAATCAAAGTTAGTTATACCTAAAGCAATTTACTATTACTTTGTACATGATGTATTACCAGAAGATTATTTAGATAAAAATAAAAACATCTTAGATTACTGTATTGGTGGAAAATCAAAAGGAGATTGGAAACAAGTAGCAAGATATTTAAAAGATGGTTCTTTTGTAGAAGATGAATTACAAAAGATAAATAGATATTTTATATCTACTGCAGGTAAAAAAGTAATTAAAGTAAATAAAAATGATGGTAGAGAAATACAATTAGAATCAGGCCAGTGGTTACAAACTATATTTAATAAGATGGAGGTAGAACCTAAATGGGAAAACTATAAAATTAATAAGTCTTATTATATGCAAGCTATAGAGTCTGAGATAAATAGTATTATCACCGTCAACAATAATCAGTTAAAATTATTTTAATATGTATAAACCATTACCGGAGAGTCTAACTATAAAAGACTCTCCTATTCATGGCTTGGGGTTGTTTGCTAAACAAGATATTGTTAAAGGTATTGAGCTTGGGATAACACATGTCTATGATGAAAATTTTGAGAATAATTATATTAGAACTCCATTAGGTGGATTTATAAATCATAATAATAAACCTAATGTACAGTTAATAGTTGTAGGAAATGTTATACGTCTTACTACATTAAAATTTATTGAAAAAGGAGATGAACTCTTTACTAAATACCAATTATATGATATCTATAATAGAATGGAAGAGTAGACAACAGTTTGAATCTAAAAAACTGGCCTCAGAATACTTTAAAATACCAATTACTAAAGTTAATAAATCTATAAAAGATAAAACTACAGTCACACACAATAATAAACAATTTACATTTAGAATGTCTTGGAATCAAGATGGAAATACAAGAATGATAAAGCCTGATAGAAGGCCTACATTAAGTTTTGGCAAGTACAAGGGTAAAAAACCTAAGAATATACCCTTGAACTATCTAATATGGGTAAAGAAAAATGTCAAACCTTGTCCAGACTGTGTCAAAAAATTTCTAAAAGAAAAAGGATATTAATTTGTTGAGTCAGATTAATTAACTATATTTACACTTTAAAAGTTTAAAACTATGGGATATAAAAAACCAATTGATACAACTAGATCTTATCTAGAAAATGCGCCCTTACCTAATCATGGTAAGAGCTATACAGTAATATCACATAAAACAGTGATAGACAACACTTTAAATCTACTTGAGAATAGTGGATTTACTGTTACAGAACAATTATATACATGTAATATGAATGCTAACGTTGCCCGTGGCATATATTATATAATACCTAACTCAACTGATGACGCTGTAAATAGTGAATCAGAATTAGGTATGATGTTTACTTGGACTAATTCATATGATAAAAGTACAAGATTTCAATGTTCTATTGGAGCTTATGTAAAAGTTTGTTCTAATGGGATGGTAGCTGGAGATATGTATAATTTTAAAAGAAAACATACCGGATCAGCAGATATGGACGTTAGAAACCAAATTGCTAGCCAAATTAAAAATGGTGAGAAGTATTACAAGAGGTTAATAACAGACAAAGATATGTTTAAGTCAATAAAATTAAATTGTCAGCAACAGTCAGAACTTGCAGGAAGACTTTTTATTGAGGAGGATATGCTTGATACACAGCAAATGACATGTCTTAAAAAAGAGATGGATAAACCATCATTTGATTATGGTGAAACAGAAATTAATGCAAGCGCTTGGGCCTTTTATAATCATGTTACACACTCATTAAAGAAAGCTCACCCACGGGATTGGTTAAATGACCAACAGAACTTTCATGATTTTATGACAGCTGAATGTTTAAATAATAGGGTATTGAATCCTAATAATTTAAAAGCATATGAACTAAATAATGATAATAGTGAATTAGATATTGATAATACTGATACAGACTGGGCTATAGAAATAGATGAGGATGTAACAGAAAAAAGACTAGTTCAAGATATATTTATGGGAAGGTAACTATGATTTGGTTCCTTATCATTTTTGGAATTATATTTTGTTTTTACATAACTCATAATAACAACATGGACAAGTTTTAGTCCGGGAGATGTAAACCAACAGGGGGATAAGTTTTTGCATTCTTATTCCCCTTCTCCTTTAATTTCTCCCTTTAAAAAAGAATTAATAATGAACGCAAAAGATAGAAAAGAAAGACCGGTCTTTACTGGTGTTATAAAGTATTTTCCTAAAGCAATTATGGAAATAGCAAGAGTTTCTTTACAAGGAAACAAACAGCATCATCCTGATAAACCATTACATTGGGATCGTAATAAATCAAAAGATGATTATGATGCACTCGCTAGACATTTAATTGATGCTGGCACTATAGATGATGACGGAATTCGTCATACGGCTAAAGTAGCATGGCGTGCACTCGCATGCTTAGAAAAAGAACTAGAAAATGAGAAATAAAATATATAGAAGTCACGTAACAGGTAATTCCGTTACAAAAAAAAATAATACTTGGTATGATGATAAAACAAATGAACGTTTAATGAGCTATCAAGTTTATGAATTTATTTCTTTATTTGCTAAGTTATAGGGCACCATTACAGTGCCCTTTATTTTTAGGTTAAAGTTGTAAATCCACTATCTTGTAATTTGGCAAGTACTACGCCTCTATAATACCCTGCTGTAGTATTATTTGCAGTAATACCGGTTGGATAGTTTGTGTCTCCTGTCTGTCCTGCATATTGTATTCTTGTAGGAGAACCGGATGATTGAGCTGTTAATAAATCAGCATCAGTCCAAGTGCCTGTAAATTGTGAGTTAGGACTTATACCATTTTGTAATCCTTCACCAATCTGTCTATAAGGGGTATTATTAGCAACACTAAACCAAATACCTCTATAAATTTGATTACTACCAGCATTAGTTTCTGACGTTGTTATAAATTGTTGTACTTCTGCTACATCATTAGCAACTCTTAAACCAAAACTTGAAGTAGGATCAGTAAATAAAGTTCCAGTTCCAGTATTTGAGTAATACCAGTTATCTGATTCATCACCCCATGCCATTATTACAACTGTAGAAGCACTTTCAAAAAGCTGTCCTGCAGCTGTGTTAATTGGGTTACCTAAGTTGGCCAGATATTGTATTTGTCTTTCTCCATTACCTTCAGTAGGATATTGATCCCATCCAAATTTTACGTGAGTATCATATCTGTCAGCACCATTTGTAGCTGAATCTGTATTGCCACTGCTTTCAGTTCCTCCTGTAGCATAAAAATCTTGAAGTAAGTTTCTAAATGTACTTACATCATTATAGTCAGTAGTTTTTTGTGCGGCTGTTCTAGCAAAAGTAATTACAGCATTAGCACCAGTTGTATGATTATTACTTAAGGTTACCGAAGGTGAACCTGCTGATACGTTTGTTATTGTTGTTCCTGCAGGTATACCAGTACCAGAAACAGTCATACCAACTACAAGAAGTTCATAACCATTAAATGCATCTCCTGATGGATCATCTACATACATGCCTACATCATTTGCAACACCAGCTTCAAGTGTTAAGTTAGGTGTTCCAGTACCACTTCCATTAGATTTAGCTATCACAGTAGCTGTACTAGAAAGTTGTGAAAGAATTCTACCTGTATCATCCATTGATCCAGAACCATCAAACCAATTCACAAAGTATGTATCATTATCTACTGCTAACCCTCCAATTTCAAAAGACTGTGAAGCAGTACTTGTTCCATCACTAACATTTAGTTGAACTGAAAATGTACCACCAGTATTAGGAAAAGTTCCAGAGAGTGTTCCGGTACAGTCTCCATTATTAGTAAACGTTAACCAGCTTGGTATAGTTTGAGATGGGAAAGTTAAACTTGCACATGGAGTGTCTGCATCAGCTACTGTCCAATTATAAGTCCATGTATCACCACCTGTTAGGGTTGGATATGTATTTGCAGTTACAGGATCAGTAGATGTCCATACTGGAGCATCGTCTACAGCATTAATTGTAATTGTAAAAGTATATTGATTACTAGTACAATACCCATCTGTAACTTCCCATTTAATAACATCTGTACCAAAGTAATTAGCATTGGGTGTATATGTAAAAGCTCCTGTGCTAGCATTAGTAAGGGTTGCCGTACCATTTGAAGGAGCGGCTACAATTGAATATGTTAATCCATATCCACCATAACCATCATCAATACCATTAAATGATCCGCTAAATGATGTATCTTCATTAATAGTGGTTGAACCATTTGAACCTGTAGGACATGTATTATTAGAATATATCTTGCAACATGCATCCCAGTTTAGTTGATTATTTAGAGAACCTGGTACAGCATACATCTCTGCTTTAAATTTAATTTTTTCACCAAATAAAATAGATGAGGTCTGATATCCATTATTAACAGCACCCGTCCACCCAACACCTATACTTGCTTGATTCCATGAACTAAAATTAGAGACTGCTCTACCTGGACCTGGATACTGCCATGATGGGAACTGAATAACGTTATCAGCTAATAATGTACCGGTTTTAGTATTCTCTGCAATTACTACAACTCTATCTCCATCAACAAGCCAATCCATATCTTTAATATTTTTGACTGCAGTTGTTGTGTCATCAAGCTTTACATATGCATTATAGTTACCATCAGTAGATGCCCACCCATCAGGTAACATGTCTAATGTATCAAAGCCAACTTGTGGTTTGATTGATGCTGCGTCTCTAAATTTTACTTCATTTGCACTGCCTGGATCTCTAACAAGTACTTGAGTAAGTGTATCATCTTGTGCAACACTGTCTAATTTAACTATACCAACATTCTTTAGTATACCATCATTTTGCACTTGGGTAGCTGGAGTACTTACATCTCCATCTTGTATTAAAAGAGAGTCTCCTAATGAATCTCCGTCAGGAGTCCATAAAGGTAATCTATATAGTGTACCACTACCATCTACATATGGGTCATCTTGCCATGAAAATGTAGTTCCGTCAGATATAAGAATCTGATTAACTGTACCAATTGCTAATTCTTGTTTTAAATTATTTGAATTACCTTGCCATAATGATCCATATGTCAATGCTTCAACAACATCATCATTTGACCATATTACTCTACCATCAGCAAGCCCTACTAATACCTGAGATAATTGTGCAATGTTTCCTTGTGAATCATATACTGGACCTTCTAACTTAAGATTAGAGTTTATAGCTGTTGTCGTAGCTGGAACTCCTGCTACATCAGTACCATGTACTACATCTACATTTGCTGTAAAAGTTGTACCATCCATTGTAAAGTTAGCATCATCTTCTAACTCACCATTAACACCTACTATTACAATTCTATTATCAGTAAGATCTTCAACGTTAGCGCTAGCAAGTGTTGCTTGACTATCAACATCTAAAGTACCAATAATTTGAGTATTACCTGTACCTACCTGAACAGTAAAGTTGCCTTGACCAATATTAAATTCTGTACCATCAAAAGTAAAATTTGCATCATCTTCAAGTTCACCATTGGGCCCTACTATAACTATACGGTTATCTGTAAGGTCTAATATATTTGCTGAACCAGCTGTTAGCTGTAGATCAACTACTGCATTACCATCAACATTTAGGTTATTATCTACATCTAAATCACCAGCAATATTAATTTCATTTGCTGCTGCATTTTGTGATATAATTGTTTTAGTAATAGTTGCAGTGCTACATTCACCTTGAAAGACAGGGTCTGTCCACATAGTAATGTAACGTTCTTCAGTGCCGGTAGGATCTTGTCTTACCATACCTTCTTCTGTAGCACATTTGAAGTCTCCCCATTTAATAACAAATGGTTCCATAGTTGGATTATAAACGGCCCCTGTATTTAAGGAGCTATTTCGGTATAGCTTACCAAACTCAAAATGATCCTTGATTTTATCAAGTGTGGTCTTCTTTTTATTTCTTTTTAATAGCCCTAAGACTTCTTGTGTATATACACTCATGATTCAATTATTTATAAATACAAAGCTGCAACCAATATACTTGTTTGAGCTGAGCATGTTATTGTTATATTACCGTCAGTACTACTGAAGGCAGCAATTTCAAACGGCCCCAAAAAACCTTCTTCACCTGCTGCTAAATTTAAAACCGCATTTTCTTTAACTAATTTACCTAATGAAGGATCTTCATAGGTAGTAACATAAGGTACTAAAGTTGCAGTCATTGCAACTGCACCATTATTTTGTACATGAAAAAATTCTTTTCCTGTATTAGCCAATTGATCACCACCCACTGCGGGTGTGACATACGTTGGTTCTAAACCAGATTGTGATATCTGTTGGGCTGTTAATTGTGCCATAATTTTTAACTATTTCTATATCCATTCTTAAAAGCAGCTGACTGAACAGGTTCTTTAGCTCTAGTAGACTTTTGTGGTGGATTTAAATTTGTTTTTTTAGCCATTTTAATCTTTGCTTCTACTGCCTTTCTATTCTTTTTTTGTTGAATAGCTTGAGTTACAGAAGTTGGATTATAATAACTATTAGTTGTTTCTCTAACATATCTTTGATCCTTCATAGGAAAAGATATTTTTTTCTTTGATGCTCCCATAGTTTTATTTATTTAATAAATGTGAACCATCACATAACCCATCAGGATTTTGTGTGCATCCACATATACATTGTACTCCTTTATTATTCATTATTTTTTCATTTTACCTAATGTTAAAGCAAGTCTAGCACGCTGTGCAGTCTTACCACTACCTTTTGCTTTTTCTCTGAGCCAAGATTTTTTAATAGTTCCATCAGCTTTCATAGCACCTGCTCTTTTTGCAGTAGCTTTTAAAGCACCCGGCTTTTTAATTGCACCTTTGATCCAGTTTTTACCAGATTTTTTAGACCCTCCTTTTTTATAAGATACTACACTTTTAGGCATAGTTCCTATTTTTTTAGCAGGTTTAATTTTTTTTGCTGGCATAACTTTTATTTTTTCATGTAAGCTCTACGTGCAGTTTTTCTTTTCATACCTTTCTTAGTGCCACCTTTTTTATAACTAGGTTTTTCCATTCCATCCATAACACTACCACCGCTTTTAAAGCCTTTAAGACCACCACCTGCAGCCATCTGGTTCATGTTTGCTTCTCTTGGAGATATATCACCGTCTCCTGCACCATAAGTGAATCCACCGCCACCCATCTCAGCTTTTGGCATATAAGCTCTCCTAGCTGTTTTGCGTTTCATTCCTTTTTTTGTTCCCATGTTTTCTAATTTTTATTTGTTGTTATTACTAATTGTTTTAAATTTTTCAGCTCCTCTAGAACCAAAATAAGCTACATAGACAGTTATTAAAAGTGACTTAAGTAAATCTACCCAGCCTCCATCAATACTAAAGTCTATGTCAAAACCATCTAACAAGATAAAGATAACTAATGAAACAGTCAAAAATATCAGAGTTAATGGTCTTGTATTTTTTGATAAATATGAATCTGACTTCATGTCTGCTTGCCATCTCTTACTTACCTCTTGCATTTCAACCATGTCTTGTTCTAATAGTTTTAATGCTTTTTCTTTATCCTCTGGAGGTAATACAATGTCTGGTTCTTTTTGTATTAAACCTTTAACCAAACCTAATACACCAGCATCTGGTAGTGCATTACCAACTAAACCCACTATAGAAGGTACTTTATCTGTTAAGAATTTTCCTACTTTAGTTTCACTAAATTTCTTTTTAGGTTTTGTGCTCATTACGAATATATTTTTATTGTTAGTGGTGTTCTAAGAAATACATCATCACTTGCTATCTCTAATCCAGAAGAGTCTTGGGTTACTGCAACAATTTTAAATCCATTAGTATTTGTACTATGAACATTTGCATTTGCATAGGCTGTCCCTGCCCCTCTAAATGTCATACTTAAATCTATAACTACTTTGTCTGCGTCAGCAACAGCTGAATCATATGTTACATCATAATTTCCTACACTTGTACGGACAAAAGTAAATGTTTTACCTGTTGTATTTTCTAATACTGTAGCCACCGGAGCCGCTGTACCCGCTTGTGCTATTAATGCTACATAGCTTGTATATGGCTTACTATCTGTGGCATTTATTGTTATTTCATTTGCAGTTTGTGCCAATGTTACATTTGTACCTCCTACTAAAGATCTAAAGTTTAATGTTTCACCAACTTTGTCTTTCCAAATAGCAAATCCAGTACCTACGCTTGCAGCTGTATTTGGCTCACCACTTGTTGTTATCTCTACATAATCATCATCTGATGAATTAGCAAGAGTTAGGTTGCTACTCAGAGACTTCAGAGATCTGAAATATACAGTACAAGTCTCTTCAACTTCATCAGATACTGTCTTCTGATATACTTGTCCTGTGCCAGCAGCTGGAGTAGCTGGAGAATTAGCCTGCCCACAATGTTCAGCAGCAACCTTTAAATCTCTCACTTTTATAACCTTTATGCTTTTATAGGGTATTGGTGATGCAACCCCTGTCATTTCAGGTTGTTCATTAACTCCTAAGATAAGAACATCATCTAAACTTGCTTTCTTTGCAAAAACAGATCTTTTAATTAAACTTAATACATCAGTTAAGATATTCATCTTTTGTTTTATTTATGAATGTGTCCAACCACCTATTTTATATGATTGTAATTGTTCTGTGCCGTCTGCTTTACTAGCAACTCTTTTTGCGTTTCCACCTTCTCGCATTTTAGCAATTACTGAACCCATCATCATTTCATTTAACTCACCACCATTACTGGATAATAATTTTCCAGCACTCTTTGGTTCTTTTTGCATAGGTAAACAAGGTCTATTTTTTTTCATATTATTATTATTTAAAAGTCTAATGTTAATGTAACAAAAAACATATATAATTTTATTGTGTTATAATTAAACTCTTTATCAGGTCTAATTATATCCCATCCAAGAGCCAATCTATCATGTGGCCAATGAAATGCAATTTCTAATTCCCAATTCATTACACTGAGCTTTTTGTCTTATGACATAAACCTTGACGGCAATGCCCTAAACAAATTTTACCTCTCGTAATCCATTGTATAAATAAACATACTTGTCTCATCTTCCTTGACCTCTGTATTTTTGTTTATAACCATTTTGACCTTTAGATGCATTTTTACTATGTATACCTGGTCTTTTTTTACCAGACACTTTTTTATATACACCTGTTATAATTCTAGCCATTATTTTTTCTTTCTGCCCTTTCTTGCTTTGCCTTTAACAGCATCATCAATATCTCCAAGTTGATTACCAACTTCCTTTATTGCTCTACCAACATCAGCTAGCTCATCAGCTGTTAACTTAAATCTTTTTTTAACCTCTTTAACAGTAGCTATTGCTTTTTCATCAACAGACGTCTTTGACCAAATAGCTTTCCAATAATCTTGTAAACTAAATGTCCAAATAATATGTATTAGTTTTTTTAAAAATTTTTTTATCATCACTGAGTATTTTAGGGTACTATATAAATAATATACAAATTTTGTATCAATATAACAACTGAAACACATAAAGATATATTATCTTTGTTAGCCAATGGATGCTCAAATTATAATCATTTTAGTAATCCAATAAATTTTAATTTATGAATAAAATAGATCCAATACAATTTAAAAATAAATTTAGTATAGAGTTTTTCCCTACGGAAACTCTTTTAGGAATTAAAGCAGTCAACTGTGAAGTCCTATGTACAGATGAAAAATACCGTCCCGTAACAGGTATAGAAGTAGGTTTAATTTTTTTGACATTAAGTTATGTAAATATCAGTGATTAGTCTTTTAAGTCTCATAAATATTTCATACTTTATAATTACTTAACTGCTGCACTTTTTTCTAAGGTGCGGCTTTTATATCCTATAAGGAATATATATTAATTACATAAATAAACCCAATATGAATAAAAACATTTTTAAAAGCAGAACAAACATATTACCTTATGAATACCCACAACTACTAGCATACAAAGATGCAATAAGACATTCCTACTGGATAGACACAGAATTTAATTTTACAGAAGATATACAAGATTTTAAAATAACAATTTCAAATAATGAAAAAGATGTTATAAAAAAAACTATGTTAGCTATTGCACAAATAGAAGTTAATGTAAAGACTTTTTGGGGTGACCTATATAAACGCATGCCTATTACAGAAGTAGGTGACGTTGGTTTTACTTTTGCTGAGTCAGAGGTACGTCATAAAGATGCATATGCTAGACTACTTAGAATATTAGGTTTAGAAAAAGAATTTCAATCAGTAGTTGAAGTACCTGCTATTAAAGGAAGACTTAAGTATTTAAAAAAGTATCTTGATGGAACACGTTCTAGAGATGATAAAATGTACACTAAATCTGTACTTTTGTTTTCTTTATTTATAGAGCACGTAAGTTTATTTAGTCAGTTCTTAATCATGATGAGTTTTAATAAAGAAAAGAATGTGCTTAAGGGTATATCTAATGTTGTTGAGGCTACCAGTAAAGAAGAAGAGATACATGGTAACTTTGGTGCTGAGATTATTAATATCATCAAAAAAGAAAACCCTGAGTGGTTTGATGTAGAATTTCAAGAGCTTATTTATTCTGCATGTAGAAAAGCATATAGAGCAGAATGTGGCATACTAGATTGGATCTTTGAAAAAGGTGAGCTCAATTTTTTACCACAAACTACTATAGAACACTTTATAAAAAATAGATTTAATAATTCTTTAGAAAAGATAGGTATGAAACCAATCTTTGAAGTTAATTATGATATATTAAAATCAGTAGAATGGTTTGATATAGAGATTACTGGAACAAAAGAAGGAGATTTTTTCTACAAAAAAAGTGTTGATTACAATAAAAAAAGTAAAAGCATCACGGTTGATGACTTATTCTAATTAAACCAACAATTATGGAATATAATAAATATTACTGGCTAAATGAAGACAGCCGCACATTTTTATCAAGAGGATATATATCAGAAAGCCCTGAACAAAGAATCAAAGACATTGCTATCAAGGCAGAAAAGTATTTGAATATAAAAGGTTTTGCAGAAAAATTTGAGGATTATATGGCAAAAGGTTATTACTCTTTGTCAACTCCTGTATGGATTAACTTTGGAAAACAAAAAGGCTTACCAATTAGTTGTTATGGATCTAACATTGATGATAATCTAGATAGCATACTTAATGCAGGACGAGAGATAGGAATGATGTCTAAATATGGAGGGGGTACTAGTGCTTACTTAGGTAATATAAGACCAAGAGGTAGTGTTATATCTACAGGTGGCTTTGCAGATGGACCCATACACTATGCTAGAATATATGACACTGTTGTGGATGTGTGTAAACAATCTGAAGCAAGACGTGGAGCATGCGCAGTATATCTACCTGTAGAACATAAAGATATTGAAGAGTTCTTAGATATTGGTACTGAGGGAAACCCAATACAAAACTTACAGTATGGCATCACAGTTAGTGATACCTGGATGGAAGAAATGAAAGCCGGAGACAGAAAGAAACGTAAGATATGGGCTAAGATCATACAACGTAGATCTGAATTTGGTTTTCCTTATATTATGTTTAAAGATAACTCAAATAATAATTCACCATATAAAGAGTTAGGTTTGGAAATTACAGCTTCAAATTTATGTTCTGAAATTCAATTGCCTACAGATAGCTACAACTCTTTTGTATGTTGTCTTGGATCTATTAATTTATTACACTGGGAAGAAATAAAAGAAACAGATGCAGTACAAACATATGTATACTTTTTAAATGCCGTAATGGATGAGTTTATAATTAAGTCAGAAACTATGCCAGGTATGAAAAGAGCTCATAACTTTGCTAAAAAGCATAGAGCAATTGGTTTAGGTGTATTAGGTTATCATTCTTTATTTCAATCAAAATTAATAAACTTTGATTCTTTAAAGGCTAAAGGTTTAAACTCTGAAATATTTAGAACAATTAAAGATAGAAGTGAAATAGCATCTAGAAAGTTACATTCGGAATATGGCTATACATCTATTAGAGAAGGTTATGCCAATACTACACTAATGGCTATTGCTCCTACTAAGTCCAGCAGTTTTATTCATGGTGCTGTGTCTATGGGTATAGAACCTATCAAATCTAATTACTTTATTAAAGATCTTGCTAAGTCTAAAACGGTTTATAAAAACCCATTCTTAGAATGTGAATTAGAAAAGTATGGCTTAAATACAGATAAAACTTGGAAGTCTATACTTAGTAAAGACGGAAGTGTACAACATCTTGATTTTCCAACTAAAGAAGTGTTTAAGTCTTTTGTTGAAATATCACCTAAAGAACTTGTTTTACAGGCAGCACAAAGACAAAAGTATATTGATCAGTCTCAGTCACTAAACTTAATGATTGACCCATCAGTATCTGCTAAACAAATTAATCAATTGTATTTGTATGCTTGGGAAGAAGGTGTAAAAACTTTATACTATCAATTTAGTAAGAGTAGCGCTCAAGACTTTGCTAGAAATATATTAGAATGTTCAAGTTGTGAAGGCTAAATTTTTATTTTTATCAGATGAAAACATGCAACGTTTGTAAAAACAAAAGGCCTGATTGGCTTTTTAAAACAGAGAAAAAGAAAACATGTCGTAAGTGTGAATACAACTGGTGGCGTGACATTCTTAGAATGATGGTGCGTGATAGAAGACTAACACCTATAGAAAGGCTAGCTACAAGAGCTGGTTATATGGGTGTGGGTTTTCTTATTGCTGGTCAGTGGACTGTTGAACCTATACTTTTTATACTTGGTTTTTGTTGTGTTCTTTTACAGGTAATATCAAGAAGACAATGGAATCTAGTAGTTTTACAACTTAATGGTTTAGTTGCTTGGACAATTCATTTTATAAATTCAATATAATCACAATTGCTGCAAAACCAAAAAGGACCATCTATTATTGTACCTTCATAAAAAGTCATAACTTTACCACAGCTACATGTTGGAGCTACGTTAATACTTATTAATTTTGTCTATTTCTTCTTGTAGCTCAACAAGATTTACAGGACATACTAAATCAAGACCTGCTCTATAATCTTCATGTAGTATACCTTCTAAGTATATTATTATGGTAGGTGCCATTCTAACTTTGTAATTTTTTTTTGCTTGTGGGGCTTTTTTGATATCACACTTATAATATTTAACTCCTTCAAGTAAATCCCAATCCTTAAACTCATTATCTTTATTAAAGCTTGCATAAAATTCTACAACTACAACTGCATATGACTCACCATAAGCATTTTTACCACTAATTTTAACATCAAAGTCATCATCTGTTATCCACTCCTGTGCGTGCATAGTATTGCAAACAACGAGTAATAAAATTAACATTAACTTTTTCATGTCTATCTCTGACTTAGTTCATATAAGCGTTCTTCCATTTTAGCTAAGGTTTGTTTAATTTCCTCAACGTCTTCTTGGGTAGTCATTATAGTTTCTCTAACAAGTTCATCTTTAAGATCATATTCTACTCTTTCAATTGGAGGTTCGGGTCTTTCCATAGCTAGAGCTATATCAGCCTTAAGTGTAAACCACATGGTTGACAGAGAAACTACAAACCCTACTATCATGCCAATTGTTTTTAAATCTAAAGTTACTTTAGTTTGTTCCCCTATCTGAGGTGCTTGTTGTGCCATTATTTATTATTTAAATGAAAAATTTAATCCAATGCTAGTTTGGTATAATTCACTATCCCAAAATTTGCCATACTCTCCTTCTACAAAGACACCAAAATGTCTACTCAATTTCCATCCTAAGTTAACTCCTACATTGTAGTCATCCCATTGCTCATGTTCAGAATCTATTCTTAGTCCACCTTTACCCCAATTGTTTCTATTTAGATAACTAAAGTCCTCATCTCCAGAGATGTATTTATGATGTGGTAATATATAGTTTGCATAAGCATGCAACCAAAACTTACTTTTATAATGATAGAAATCAAATCCTACTACAGGTGCTATCTCACCAAATCCACTTAAAAGATCCCATTGTTCATTATTATATGTATTAATTAAATCTCTAAAAACAGTATTTCTAAATTCTAAATCTGAATCAGCAACTCTATTTCCATCAGAATCTACCCAATACCAATCAGATCTTTCTATTTCTTCCCCTGTATTAGGATCAATACTAGTTTCAGTAAAATAAACATCTGTGTATCCATATTCATAACCTAAAGAATACCATGGGTTAGCTGGAAACTCAATAGGATTACCATTCTCATCTAAAAAAGGATTACCATCTGGGTCAAAGAACAGTTCGGTTTCATTAAGCCATATCTCAATTGGATTGTACCCATAAGCACGCTCATGTGTACGGTAGATTGCTCCAGCTGATATGCTAAACTTTTTACCAATAGGTAAACGTAACCTGGCTTCTGCTGACCTATAGTTTAAGTTAATGCTTCCTACTTCTCTTGATTCAGCTTTAATTATATGATATTTTCCAGTATGTTTAATAAATATTCTATGGTTATTAAATTCTTCACCACGTAATCTTTCTTTTTCAAAATGCAACTGATATTCTAATCCTGTTAGAGCTGAAGACGGGGCTGTGAATGCTAATTGTTGTTCAGTTCCGTCATACCAATTTCTTGGCTTTCTTTCATAGTTAAATCTAGCTAGTTTCCTTATTCCAAATCCTATTCTATAATCAAATTCAAAGTATTCTGTTACATCTATTACACGAGGAATAGCATAAAGATCACCATCCGCTGGTCGTTCTACAAAAAAGTCTTGTCTGCTTGTCTGGTAAGAATTGCGTGCATCTCCTGCTGCATATATAGTTCCATACTGTAAAAAGTCTTCGTACAATGCTTTGAAGAATTTACCTTTTTGTTTTACTTCTTGTGAGTGAGAAGTATTAGGTAAACAAAGAACCACAATAAAAACCAACAGACTTAAATATTTTTTCATATTTAAATATTAATATTATTTTAAATTCAGTTGGTTTATACTATAATATAGAGAATATCTCTCAGTTATTAAAACATTTTAACTGTAAATTTGTCTTATTTAATGAAGTAGTTGTTCATTCTTAAGTAAGCATCATACTTTTGTATAGAATATAGAATAGGAATTACATCTTTCCAGTTTTTATAAACTTTAAGTTGTCCTTTTCTAGGTTTTTGTTGATATACATAATTAGAGTTAGTTCTAAACTCCTCATCACTATAATACAAATACGCCATTGGTGTTGTTATACTTAATGATATTGCTTCACCTAATTCACCCATAGTTCTTGTTGCTGCTATTGGTGATTTAAACATTTGATATTGCTGCTCTAAACCATCAGGTAATGGTGTAAACATTACAAGTTCCTTATAAGTTCTATCTGCCTGGTATCTTATTATATTCTTTAACCTTTTAGTTGTATCACTATCATCATCTTCACCGGCTAGTAAACTTGATAATACTTGAGATAAAACAAAAGTAGATAACATAATACCTATCTCACCCATACTTCTATAAAACCCATATAGTTTATTTTTAGCTCTTTGGTCTAAATTACCACCTTCACCTGTATAACCATAGGCTTCTAAGAAACCTTCATCATATTTAGAAAATTCTTTATTACCTTTTACTAACTCACCCTTAACATAATTTAAAAACTTAAATGCAGATATATATCTTCCTTCCATCCAACCTAAGTTCTGATCAAAATATTCTCTTTGATATCTTGCTCTAATAGCTGGAGCAACCCATTTATGAAATTGAAAAGCTAATTTACCTATGGTAGTACTTTGCATAACAACTCTATCTTCTTTTGCATAGTTACCATGAATTTGTTTATTCACCTCTCTTATTTCATTTCTTATTTCATATCTGAATTCATCAGTATATGGTACCTCTTGTCCATTTCTTTTTATTACAGTATCAAAACCATCTTTTATTTTATTTTTGTGCGTTTTAGAGTCATATATAAAAGCATCATATAAAGACATTGATTCACCCGTTTCACTATTTTTAAGTTGAGTATCCATTAATATTGCCATACCAACTTTAGTTTGAACATTATATTCTGCAGCATCTTGAAGTATATATCCCCATTCACTTGCTTTAGAAAACCAACTCCTGCCAGTGCTTGTATCTGTTGTTTGTTCACGTAGATCTGACATTTTATCCATCATTCTAAACATATCAACAAATGCTTCATATTTACTATTAGGTTTCTTAGCATCATATGTTGAATTTTGTAATCCCGGAACTAACCCAAAAGTTAGTACATCTCCTAAATCACCAACAACATAAGAAGATCTTTGGACTAAATCTGGAACTGCTCTTTTGTTAAACTCCCAAGTTGCTCTTCTATATGATTTTTTGCTAAAAAATCTTGAACCAAGCATTTCTATATTATTGTTAATTCTACCAATAACGTAGTTATTAAAGTTACCAAAAGGGTTAAATGCTACATAAGATAATGAAGATAGTTGAATCAATCCGTCTGATATTTTATCTACTGCCCCTTTACTCATACTATCTTCTTGATAATAGGTCATAGACATCCACTTCTTTGCTTTCCTTAATATATTTGAGTCTGCACCTTTTATTATACCTCTTTCTTGAAAAGCACCATCTATTCTTGTCCCTGTTGTTATAGCAGGATCAGCGGGTTGATATTCTCTTTTTTCAATTACATTTACAAAAGCAAGAAGAGTATCTTCAATAGTACCCATCACCTCATAGTTTTCTGCCATAGCACTAAACTTCATTAATGATTCACCAAGATCTCTGCTAATTTCATTTGTTGCTGGTTGAGCAAGTAGTTTTGACTCTTTACCTTTTAGTTCAGCAAGTTCTTTAGAATAAGCAGATGGTCCAATTAAACCTTTCTTTTTCTTATCTTGTAAAGTAACTATTTGTTTTTGTATATCTTCTAACTCACCTTCAAGCCTTGGTCTGCCAACATAATAAATAGGTAATGAACTTATTAAGTTTCCATTTTCATCAGTTACTATACCTCGTTGTTGTGAAGTTGATTGGAATATTTTCCAGGCCTCATTACCAATCGTTTTTGCATATGCCCTTGTAAAAAAGCTTGGGCGCTTTTTAAGATCCTCTATAAAATTATTCTTTACCAAAGGAGTTCTACCCATCATTTGTGTCATAATGCCCACGGGAAGCTTCTTTAATAAATCATTTTCATATATATCTATATACATATCATAGAATTCTTTTTGTGCTTGTCCTAATGCATCTGTAGGATTCATTATAGATCTGTATTTAGCACTAGCCATATCTCTACCATCAGCGGTTTCTAAACGTACATCTCTATACTGTTCTTTTACAGCTCTAAATGTTTGACCACGCACTACTATACCAGTTGCTTCACCTAATGAATTACGTTGTGCTTTGGTGTAGTCAATTATATCATAATATTTTGCTTCATATATTGAATACTCTTTATCTGAAATAGTTCTTGAGTTCTTTCTTCTCCAAGTTCCATATGGATTATTTTCTGTACCTGGTGTCCAATATTCATATTTTTTTCTTTCTTCTTTAAATTCTGATGTGTATCTATGGTACATTCCGTCAACTAAATTACCATCTTCATCTTTTACCTCAGCAGCAAAAAACTGACTAAATGCTCTTTTATCATTTGCTAACTTGATGTTATAATTAATATCTTCTTGTGATGCTGAATCTAAATCAGTAATATCATTATAAACATAAGGATGACCTTCATTGTCGTAAAGTACACTACGTAATTCATCTTGTAGATCATAATACTGTTGACCAATGGGTTTAACATATCTACCATCAGATTCATGCATAAAATCATAAATCTTTTGTCTATCATCAGTAGGTGAAAGTTTAAGAAGTTTATTTGATGTTTTTGCTAATATCTCATTTCTAGATCCTATATTATCTAACAACCTTTGTTTTTTAGCTTTGAATAATCTATCCATTACAGCAAGTAAAACTTTTGGAGATGTTGCCATGTCTCTAGTTTGTAACGCAACTGTATCAATATCTTTAACACCATTGCCTTCTATTAGATCTATAAGATCTTGCTCAGTAAATGCACTACCCACACCACCAAAATCATTGTTAGAATTAAGCCTTACTTGTTCAGTAACAAAGTTAGATACTGCTTCATTAATAATACCTGCCCCATCAGTTTGGCTACCGGCTAGTTTATTTAAAGAAAGTTGTAGTGATAATAATAAAGATCTTTGAGTTGCATTTAATTCACCAGACTCTTCAATAGAATATAAACCTTCAAATGTTTTGATAAATCTGTCAAAATTATTTACATAAGTAATAAACTCCGGTTTAGCAAAATTTTCAGGATTTTCAACATATTCTGTAAATGCTTTAATTTGTTTAAGAGCATCTCTTAACAATGCTGAATATGCCTGAGATTGAGATACAGGACCTTCTGCAATAGCAATCCCAATATATGCAAGATGACTTGCAATATCTTCTTTCATATCCTTTTGACTTCTATCCATAAAGACACTACTTCTTACAGAATCAATAGCATCTCTCTTTTTGATCAAACCAATTCTATAAGTTTCTAATGCACCTAAAATAGTATTATATTCAGGATAATCATTTATATCTATATTATCTGCTATTTCTTCATCTTTTTTAAATTGATCTTCTGGAACAAATGGTGCATTATATTGATCTGCAATAGCCTCTTCAAGCTTTTTTGTTTTGTTTGCAGAATCTAATGATTCAGGGACAATCATATTTACCATATCTAAGTTCTGGCTAGGCGGGTGATCCACAACACCATCTGCTTGAATCTTACCACCAAACTTTTGATCTTTACCTTTGCCAGTTATATCTGCTACAAAGTGTATAGTTGCAGCTGCATAATCACCTTCATATACTTGATACCCCATATTTTCAGCCATCCTTCTGTAGATGTTAACCTGTAAATTATGTTGCTCTCTAGTAGATAATGATTGAACTCCTTTCTGATATAGTAAGCTTTCAGAACTCAAATCCCAAGATTTATCATATTTTTTAAGTGTTAATGATCCACCTTTTGTTGGTCTAAAGTATTTAGATTGAATTGAATTCTTACTTGTCTTTAAATCTAATATTCTAATTTTACCGTTTTTGTCAATAATCATTAAATCAACTGTACCTGCTGTTTTAGTGGCATCATCAAAAAGAACTACTTGAGATAGTGCTATTGAATCTTCAGGCATCAAAAATTTTAAACTTGATTCTAATTGATTGTATACTTGATTAGCAATTTCAGGTGTAAGCAAACTTAAACTTACACTATCTAAAGCTTCACCAGCAATAATAGCATCTAATAAAGCATCTACATCATTACCTAAGTCAAGATTTAATTGTACATCTTCTTGATTTTTTAGTTTACCTTTTATAGCCGTAGTGACAGAAGTATATTGTTCACCGGTATTTATATTATAATATGTATGATCTTTTTCATTAAGAATAACAATTGACCCATCAGAGGTATCTTTTAGATTTGCTGATAAAAAATCAATATCTGTTTCTGTTGTCTGTGCAACATGAAACATTTTATCTAGTATAATTTTTTGTACACCATTTGCTGAATTCCTTTGTATGTCTAAAGCCTTTTTCTTTTGTGGAGAAAGGTTATATCTAATTTTACCATTTACTCTTTTCTCAAGTTTGAATTGAATGCCTTCGGTATTTAAGAGTTTAGCAAGATCAGTAAAGTTGGTGTCTGAATTTATTGCAGATACCGGTGCTGATCTCCCTGTAAGATATTCATTTAAGTTGTTTATAACATTCATAAACCACTCTAACACATCTTGTATTAAATTTGAAAATCTACTTGTTGGTGTAGTTTCATATTCTTCTCTAAAATGTCTAGCTAATGCTTGTGTAACTATCTCTAGATTTCTGTCTGTTTCACTAAAGCGTCTTTCTTTATTATATGAATCAGTAATTTCTTGTACCATCTCTGGAAAATTAATTCTTGCTTCAGCTAATAAATTATCAAATAATGTTTGATTATCTACTTTAATTGCATCTATAAATGGATGTAGCATTTCTTCTATTGCTACTTCATTTGTTACTCTTCCTTTTATTAAATATGCTGTTCCGTCTACATAAAAAGATCTCACCTTATCAAAAGGAACATTGCTTTTTTTCCATGATGGCATTTCGTTATACATAGCCTCAGCATCAGATACAGATAACATTTGAACATTGACTTGAGGAAACATTCTTTTAAGATGCATTACAACTGCTCTGGCTCTAGGGGTATCCCAAGCCCTTGATGATTCAATCATATCTTTAGTTGTAAACATATCTTCATTTACAATAACTCTATATGATTGTGGTGTTCTTTCAATAGTTACTCTATTTTCTGGAATATTATTTATAGAAAGATATCTTTTAAGTCTTTTTAAATTACTATTTAAATAAAACTCATCATACTCTTGTGTATTAGGATTTGAATTATTTATATAAAATTGATTTTGAAAGCTATGACCTATTCTTTCTCTTCTTAAATTATTTAATAGGCTTTCAGAAAAATTTCTTTGTTTTAAAGCAAATAATAATTTTTGATTACTTACAAAATCAGCAGCTTCAAGCACGGTAGGAAAAATGTCTACATTATTAAGATCTTGCCACTGATTTATAACATTGTTTGTAGCAATCTCTGTTTTGTATACATTCTGTAATACTTTATATTCTGCAGTATTTTTGTTAGGACATCTAGCCATGACTTATAAATTACATTTTTTAATTTGATCTATGAAACTTTCTTCATTTTCATAGATTCCGTTATTATATTCATCAATGAAGTCTTCCAAAGATAGGATATTATTTTCTCTCAAAGATGCCATTGCTTCTTTATTTCCTTGTATGTTAGCATCCCAAAAATTAGTAAGTGTTGGAAATTGTTCTTCTAGTTCCATTTCAAAATCTAAAGTCATCAGGCTTTCCACCTCATCTATTTCAGGTAATGATGTATCAACATTATCAATAACATTTGCTTCTAATTCACTTTGATCTTGTGCATCTTGATTTAACCCAAGTTGCTCTAACAGTAATGCTGTGTCAGCAACATTAGTCATAGTTGCTTCAGGATCAAGTTGTACTTCAATACTATTTTCATTTGCCTCAATATTTACATTATCAGCTTTTAATATTTCCTCTTGTATTGCTACGGCATCATCTATTGCTACTGTAAAATCTGATGGATCTTTTTGTGTTGTTCCATTTTTAGAATCTACAAAAGCTCTTACTTCTTTATACGTAGGTCTAGGTCCAAACATAAAACCAATATGTGTTTGTTGATTAGAACCAAACGGATCTATTTCCTTATATGTTTTAGATTCTGAATCTAACTTATATGTTTTGATTACACCTTGTACATCAACAATTCTAACATAGTTTGGTATAACATCTCTACTTAAACCAACTGCCATCCAGTTTACTGTTACTTCATTGTCTTTTACTTGAACTCCCTTTTTTAAACTTCCCGTTACTGTAGACCTTTTAAAAGTCCAAAGCTTTGATCCATTAATGTTAGACTCAAGAAAACCTTCTGTAAATTCTTTTGTTAACTCTTGTTGAGATATCCCAAATACAGATTCAAAAGAAACATCTCCTCTAACCGCTTGTTCAACAGTATTAATATGGGATAAAAATTTATTTATTGTAAATGGGGCAATTGCTTCTAATAAACTACCATATCTTAATTGTAACCCATCTTTAACCATGATATAGTTAATTATTGTCTGAGCTTGATTTTTAGTATCAAGAGAGCCATATAGTTGTGCAAAGCTATTTTGTAAATCCACCTTTTGTGGAGCAGATAAGTTTCTAAATGTATTAGCCATTGCTATATTAAGACCTGAATTATTACCTACATCGGATGCAGATTCTGGTATAACAAAATTATCAATAAAGAAATTTGATTCATTTTTTGATTCTAATA